CGTAAGCCTCACAAATCCTTGCGTAAGCAAGAGAATCAAAAGTTTTATAAAATGGAGAATTTGGCATGAAACGTTCCGGTAAACGCTAGTGTCAACTTTGACCCCCAGGTTAAGGTTGGCACGTTAAATCTTAACTTGGGGGTATAACTTAACGGCTAAAGTAGTAGGCTTTTAACCTATTAATCAGAGTTCGATTCTCTGTGCCCCTACCATATAAAAACACATTGTCATGCAGCACAGCCGAATCTGTGTGTAACTCCTAGGCGTAACCTATTGTGAGAAATAGGGGAGTGCAATTCTCATCAGTGTGTTTCTATATGGTATTAGAGATTGTTAATAAAGCGTAATGCTTTGTTGACGTTAGTAAAGTAACGAAGTTGTAGGTCGCAGTCGAAAGTGTCAAACACTACAATGCAACAAACACCGTCGTCACTTAGTGATAAGTGAAATTTAAGCCCGCCAGGAGTAACATTCTTGTAGGTCTTCACAAAAGTATTTACCCGGTTAGCTCAAAAGTAGAGCATTCGACTGATAATCGAAAGACAGAGGGGCGTTACCTCTACTGGGTACCAGTTTTAGGATCGGTTCAGCAACCAAATTACATTAGACTTCTAATCTAAACCGTAAAAACGATCCTGTTATTTAATAGAAGCGTAGCATAGCGGCTAATGCGCCACCTTCATACGGTGTTTATCGTGGGTTCGAGTCCCACCGCTTCTACCAAATTTATTGGGGCATTATGTAATGGTAGCATATCAGACTTTGACTCTGAGAGCGTAGGTTCGATCCCTACTGCCCCTGCCAGTTAGCGGGATAGACGATAGCCTTGAGTCCCACCCAACCTAGCATAGGGGCTCACTTATGCGACTACAGCAGAGTGGTTGAAGTGTGGTCTTAGACTTGGCTATTCGAGACAATCCAGCGAGTCCTCCCAGGAGGATAGTTGGGCTCCCCATTTTTATCGGTCCTTGGTGAAATGGATATCATCTCTGTCTTCGAAACAGAAGTCGTGGGTTCGACTCCTGCAGGACCGGCCAATGCCCTTATGGACAAATTGGTAAAGTCAGCTCTCTCAAAAGGAGCAGTTTTCTCCGTTCGAATCGGAGTAAGGGCACCAATTTTATCGCTATAGTATAATGGATAATACACTACGCTACGAACGTGGGGATAGAGGTTCGATTCCTTTTGGCGGTACCAGATTTTAGGATGCAGACAGCAATTTAAAAAACTCAAACTTGTAATTTGACTAAAAATGCATCCTGTTTTATAATAAGACTTTGCACTAGGGAAAACTATATGATACCGCTTATTGCCAAAAAAGAAATCGCACAAGAGCGATATAATATTTGTAAAACCTGTGACAGTTTTACTGCGGCAAGATTATGTAAAGAATGCAATTGCTTCATGCCAGTCAAAGTTAAAATAGCTCATGCATGGTGTCCCAAGACTAAATGGCTCAGTAAAATGGATCCCAGAGAACATCAGCCTGATGCTTATAAAGATTTAGAATAAATTTATACAAGACTTTTTAGGTGTGACTATGTTGTAATGGTAGCAACCTAGACTGTGACTCTGGTAGTACGGGTTCGAACCCCGTTAGTCACCCCTAAGTAGTTTTGTATTGGAGAATTAAAAATGCAACCGAGTCCTAAAACATTTAAAAATTCGTTCAATAATGAACAATGGATCTGTGACGATACTAAGAAAATCAAATTAATCGATGGTGTTAGTTATCTAACAGTACATAAGCCTGGAAGTTATCGCATGGTTTTAATGCGTAAAGACAGTTTAGTTCCATTAAAAACTAAACAGTGAGCTCTTATAGTTAAATGGCATAACGCATCCTTGGTAAGGATGTATTTCAAGTTCGATTCTTGGTAAGAGCACCACGTACTCGCTGTAGTTCAATGGATAGAACAGAGTCCTCCTAAGACCCAAATATAGGTTCGATTCCTATCAGTGAGACCAGTATATCTTATTGACAAAAAAACTTATTTTTAATATAATAAATTAACTGGCGTTAGTTCAATGGATAGAACAGTAGCCTTCTAAGCTATAAATACAGGTTCGATTCCTGTACGCCGGACCAGATTTTTAGGATACATACAGCAAAACTATCATAAACGATAGGTAGTTGGTTCGATTCCAACAGTTGGCTTCATGCCAATTTAGCTCATTAGGTAGAGCATTCGTCAAACGAAGGTATCCTGTTTTATTTTGTTATTCCGGACGCTGCGAAAGCAGAGGTGGTATCGAGCAGTGCGGCAATATAGTTGTCATGGCGTCGTGAGGTTGTGGAACAATAAACTGACAAAATCCACAATATAACAAATGATTTGACCATTAGGTTCTTTTCAGCAATTTAAATAATCTTTCTACGAAAAAGAGGGTCTGGGTTCGAATCCCAGCACTAGGTTGGTCTCTAGTGTGGTGTAATGGTAGCACGAAAACGAGAACCTGTTATTGTCCGGTTAGTTCAGTGGTACGAACGCTACCTTGACACGGTAGAGGTCACTGGTTCAATCCCAGTACCGGACACCAGATATTTTTATGTTCCAAATTATAAATATATTATATCAAGGAATGTTATACCATGACAATAATAAGTCGTCACCCGTCGATTGTGGACCTGAGTACTTTAACAAAAATAACCGCAACTACTCGATCGGTTGAAGTATTCGAACAGAGTTTGGACAATGAAAATTATAGAAACGAAATAATCAGTCTTCTTAATAGGATGATAGATGAAGGAAAAACAGACGGCGGACCGTGGATAACAAGTGGTTCGGACCCTGATCACCCTGATCAAATCGTAGTAAATCGACTATGGATTGATCAATCTGCAGCAGAAGAATGGATTGCAATTACACAACCGGTGACTGCAAATTACCAACTACCTATGATTTCATATGAAATTATAGATAAAAATTAATTTCAATTTTTGATTAGATAGCTTTAAAAATCAATTGATTAATTTTTGTATTTCAACTATAATCATCATATAATAAATTTTTAGGTTAGGTTCAGCAAGTAACCAATACATGGACAGACAGTCAGAGATAACTTCAAAGACTGTCAAAGTGAGTTTCGATTTCTCACTTAAATTAAAAAGTAGGCAACTAACCTGTTATTTTTATTAGGATGTGTTCAGCATTTTAAACAACTTGACTTACTGCTATTGAAGGTGGTCGAAGGACACAATAGAAATATTGTTCTAGTAATAGACATTGATGGAATAGACGACAGATTGGAAAGACAGTCTATGTTGTTAGTAGCAGACACAATTACTAACTAGACAACATGAATTGTTGGTATGGTCTGAGTAGCATAATTGGTCAGACCAGAAAATAAAAAAACTGCTACGAACATCCTGTTTATCCAAAATCAATTTACATTAAATTAAAAATCGTATATAATACATTTTTAGGATGCATTCAGCAACTTTTAAATTTCAACTCATATATGAAACTAAAGCGCATCCTGTTGCATAAAATCAAAGAAAGGAGAGTACTATGCAATTCGCAGAAGCAGTAATGAATCAAAAAACTCGTACCACAAATGGTATGAAGGCACGTAAGTCAACCGCAAACGCATGTGTTGACTTGTTCTATAACATCGGTGCAAGCCGTGGTAAGAACATTGTTCCGGCTTTTACAGCGGCTTACGTAGAAAACTCCGATCTAGCATTGCGTATCGTCCAATGGGCACGTGATGCACGTGGTGGTTCGGGTGAACGCGAACTGTTCCGTGATGTCTTGCGACATCTGGAATTGACTAACCCAGAAGATGCTAGTCGTCTGATGGTTAAGATTCCAGAACTGGGTCGTTACGACGACTTGCTGGTGTTTAACACTAAGCCTCTTAAGGCACAGGCATACACTATGCTCGGTGATGCATTGCGTAACCGTAATGGATTGGCTGCAAAGTGGACTCCACGAAAGGGCGATGTTGCACGTGAAATCCGTGAATTCTTTGGTATGACCCCAAAGCAATATCGTAAAAGCCTTGTTGCGTTGACCAATGTTGTTGAAACACAAATGTGTGCCAACGATTGGGACAATATCAACTATAGTCATGTACCATCCGTGGCACATGCACGTTACAAGAAGGCTTTTGGTCGTCATGGTACAACTTATGCAGAGTATGTAACCAAGTTGGTTAAGGGTGAAGCTGGTGTTAAAATTAACGCTGGTGCAGTATTCCCTTACGATGTATTGAAGGGTGCTATCAATAAGTACAGCCGTAGTTCAATGACTAAGACTGAATTGGATGCATTACAAGCCCAATGGGACGCACTGCCAAACTTCATCGGTGATGCTAACGTGTTGCCAATGGTTGACAGTTCAGGTTCTATGACTTGTGCCGCAGGTGGTCATTCTTCAAAGAGTGGGTTGACTTGTTTGGAAGTTGCAATCTCATTGGGATTGTATTTTGCAGACAAGAACACTGGTAAGTTCAAGGATACTTTCTTGACCTTCTCACGCACTCCTAAGTTGGTTAACCTTAAGGGTAACATCAATCAAAAGATTGATCAAATGAACACTGGTGAAGTCGCTAACACCGACTTGAACAAGGCGTTTGATTTGATCCTTAAGACAGCAGTTGACAACAAAGTGCCTCAAGCAGAAATGCCAGGTACATTGGTAATCTTCTCTGACATGCAGTTTGACCAAGGTGTTGATCACGATGACAGTGCAATCGAAATGATTGCACGTAAGTATCAAGCAGCAGGCTACGAACTTCCAAAGGTCGTATTCTGGAACTTGAACGCCGCATACGGTAACACTCCTGTCAAATTCGACAAGAGCGGAACTGCTCTAGTTTCTGGCTTCAGCCCTGCTGTAGCAAAAGGAATCCTGAGCGGCAACATGGATGACTTCTCCCCAGAAGCAATCATGTTGAAAACCGTAATGGTGGATCGATATGCGATTTAATCGCTGACCCACACAGCCCGCTTCGGCGGGCTTTTTTATTCAGCGTCCGCCGGAGCGAAACGTGGGATGGGCTGCTGTCCGCGGGGTTTTGATAGTTCTTCCTGACACACAAAAGAACTATCTTTTTGTTGTTTTTATACAACACTATTTTGGTTGACATTTTGGCCAATGATGCTATACTAAAGACTCAATAAAAAGGAGTCTAAGATGCCCAGGATCCCAAGTCCCAAAGTCGCTTTTAAAGTTGAACTGACTGAGTATGAACGTGGTTGGGGGCAGAAGCACTGGGACACTTGGTACTTCGATAACGAAGCCGAAGCACGCCAGGCAGCAATTGATTACAACATCAAGCACAATACCGAAAGCTCTGCTCCGGACTGGTATGTTCGTGCAGAATATGTAGGAAAGGTCGGATAATGGCGCATAAACAAAAAGGACAACTTACACGCCCGCCGCAATGGTGGAAACATCTTAAAGATTGGAAGCGGGTGTTTTGGAAAACAGAACGTCAGGCTCACAAGCGTGATATAAAAGATAGAGAAAAGGATTAAGTGTGCCGTGGATTCAAAACGTTGCATTAAGCGACATTAAAAAAGGATTTCATATTAATCCTGGCGAAAACGCCATGTTGATTCAAATTGTAGATCCACCCGATAATTTTCCTACTCCCAAGTATACATTTAAAGAAGTGCATCAGTTTCAATTTCTCGACGTCGAAGAAAAGGATAAGGTACTCGACGAAGCAATGAAGTGCAGTCACGAACAAGCCACTGAGCTTGTTGGGCTGCTACAACATGCATTGGCAAATCGTATGAATGTTATTGTGCATTGTCATGCAGGAGTTTGCCGTAGTGGTGCAGTCTGCGAAATCGGTGTTATGCTGGGATTCGACGACACAGAAGTTTTTCGCAGTCCCAACCTACTAGTTAAGCATCGCATGATGAAGGCATTGGGATGGGCCTATGATGAAAATGAACCACATACTATAAATGGAGTAGTAACTGATTGGGGGTTTGTTTTACCCAAAGATCGTAAAGGAGATATCTAATGTATTTGCACAAAGAAGATTTAGAAAAAATGTTAGAAATTCTTAAAAGCTTTCCTGAAGTTGAAACAGTGGAAGTTAAACAGGATAACAGTTCAGGTATCGGGGCTCATACCACGATAGTATTTAGAACCACTGTCAACAATGTTGACGGTGAGTTTGAGGTAACTGTGTCAAGTGTGGAGAATTGGTAATGGCAAAATGCTATCAGTTAATTGGTGTTCCAGCCAGCGGAAAAACCACTTGGATAAATCAGCAAAGTTGGGCGGTTCCTTGTGCTTATATTAGCACCGATAAGTGGGTGGAAATTTATGCCAAGGAAGTAGGTCTTACTTATTCTGAAGTATTTGAGTCATTTATGCCAATGGCAGTTGATTTAATGGCCAAAGAAGTAACAGCAGCTCGGGACATGGGTCGAGATATTATTTGGGATCAGACTAGCACTACAATTAAGAGCCGTGCTCGTAAGTTTAATATGTTGCCAGACTATGAGCATATTGCTGTGGTCTTTAAAACACCTAATGAAATTGAACTTGCTCGTCGTTTGGCTAGTCGTCCTGGAAAAAATATCCCAGATCATGTTATTCGTAATATGATCGATAATTACGAAGCGCCCACCAGGGAAGAAGGATTTACGGAGATTCGTTATGCCTAAGGAAGTGCCTGAACATCGAGACAAGCTAGGACGTTTGCTTAATGTGGGAGATTGTGTTGCATACCCATCTAGTAATTCATTGGTTATTGGTATAGTTAAAAAGCTTAATCCAAAAATGGTTGGGGTTTCCCAATTGGGTAAAAATAGGTGGGGAGACAATAATAAATATTCTAACGATTTAGTAATATTGGATGGCCCAGATGTGACCATGTATCTTATTAAGAATTCTGGTTGATTAAAATTCACCAAAATGTTATAATATTCTTTTAAACACTTAAATGAAAGGAGCGATATATGCCCAGTGTATTTTTAGTCAGCGACACGCACTTCGGACACATGGGTGTATGTCGCTTCACACGCAATGATGGTGTGACTAAGTTACGTCCTTGGGACAGTCCCGAGGAAATGGACGAAGCTATGGTTAAAGCTTGGAACGAGCGTGTCAAGCCTACGGACAAAGTTTATCATTTAGGAGATGTTGTTATTAACCGCAAGGCATTAAAGGTCTTACATCGCTTAAACGGTGACAAAGTCTTAATCCGTGGCAATCACGATATCTTCCGCGATGAGGAC